TGATGCAAAACTTGTACACGATGCAGCACCCTGGGTTAGAACTCTTAACGCAAGTGTCCGCCCTATTGTTGCTTTCACTTTTGTAGCATTACTTTTATTTGTAGATATTGGCGGTTTTATTTGGGCTATCAAATCTGCGGGTTTTAGCCGTGAGTCTATGGATATTATATTCTCTGATGATGAAATGGCTATTGTAGGTTCTATCATTGGTTTCTACTTCGGTGCTAGGACTTGGGAAAAGAAATAAGTGAATGTATCAAAAGCTGGCATCGCTCTTATCAAACATCACGAGGGTGTGCGTAGTCGTCCCTATCGTTGCCCTGCAAACTTGTGGACTGTTGGTGTGGGTCATCTTATCGGGGATGGTAAATTGTTGCCTGATACTTGGAATAGAACTTTTACGGAAGAAGAAATAAATGGACTTCTTAAATCCGACCTACGTCGCTTCGAACTGGGAATATCTAAGATGTTACCTAACGTGCCTCTTAGACAATGTGAATTTGATTGCATTGTATCTTTTGCCTTTAATCTTGGGCTTGGTACATTTCAGCGATCAACACTCCGTCAAGCGCTTCTTCGCGGGGATAAAAAGGCGGCTATGGAATCGTTAGTGAAATACTGCCGTGCTGGTGGTAAAATACTTAAAGGTTTGCGAACCCGCAGACTGGACGAGAAAGCACTTTTTGAAGGTAAATAATGGCATTAAGTAAACTTGTATTTAAACCTGGTGTTAATCGAGATCAGACTAATTACGCCTCTGAAGGTGGATGGTATGAGACTCAGCTTGTTCGTTTTAGATCGGGGTTCCCAGAAAAGTTTGGTGGTTGGACTGTATCTAACATTACACCCTATACAGATTCTGCCCGCTCTATATTTAGTTGGTCTACAACAGATGGGTCTAACTTATTAGGCATTGGTACAAACTCAAGAGTATTTGTAGGTTCAGGTACAACACTTTATGATATTACTCCTGTCTACGCAACTTATACACATTCAACAACACCTAGCACAGATAATTGTATAGGTACAACCAATGCTTCTAAAACTGTAACTGTTACTATTACAGGACATGGCGCTACTACTGGAACTTATGTAACATTTAGTGGTATTGTAGGTACGGGGTCGCCTCAAAAAATAGGCGGCATTCCAATTACTGAAATGAATACATCAGTGCAAGTCACTGTAATAGATGCTAATACGTTTACTTTTGAGGCAACAACAACTGCAACGTCTACAACTACAGGACAAGGCGGTACTGCAATTACGGCTATTGTTTATATGCCTGCAGGTTACCCTATTACAACGGCAGGTTATGGCTGGGGTACTTCCACTTGGGGCCGTGATACTTGGGGTTCTGGTTCTACTATCCCTGTATTCCAACCAGCTAGACTTATTTTTATGGATAAATTTAATAATGATTTAATATTTAATACTCAGTATGATACTGTATCGGGTGCAGGTGGAGAGATTTATTACTGGGCTTTTGACCCTTCATTTGCTACTCATGCCGTTTTATTATCAGATGTATCGGGAGCTGTAGCAGTGCCACAAAAAGTAGGTAAGATTCTATTTACTCCACAAGGTTTCTTACTTGCATTAGGATGTACTAATTATGATCCTCTTGCAACGCCTCCAAACTATTTAGGTACTTATGATCCACTACTTATTCGTTGGTCTAATGTTGATCCTGATATTGGCCCTGAACCAGAAAACTGGGAGCCTACTACAACTAATACAGCAGGATTCTTAAGACTACAATCAGGTTCACGAATTGTGACTGCAATTAATACTAGACAAGAAACACTCGTACTTACTAATACATCACTTACATCTATTCAATATTTAGGCACTGCAGAAGTATTTGGTTTACAAGAGTTATCACATAACATTTCAATTATTGGATCTAATGCTATTGTAGGATCTAACAATATTACTTACTGGATGGGCCGAGATAGATTCTATACATACTCTGGCCGTGTTGATACTTTACCGTGTACTTTAAGACAATACATTTTTACAGACCTAAACTATACACAGAGCGCACTTATATTTGCAGGCGTTAATAATAAATTTACTGAGATTATTTGGTTCTATCCTTCAGCTGACTCAGATGAGATTAATCGCTATGTTGTATTTAATTACCTTGAAAACATTTGGTATTATGGTCAATTAGAAAGAACTGCATGGATTGATTCTGGCGTATTTAATAATCCTGTGGGCCTCGATAATGGCTGGGTATATCAACATGAAAACGGTACAAATGATGGACAACCTTTAGGCGCTGCTCCACTTCCTATTACTTCTTATATTCAATCTGCTGATATAGATATTAGTGATGGCGATAAATATATGTTAATTCGACGTGTAATTCCCGATATTAACTTTAGAGGTTCTGAAACAGCTAATCCGGTAACAGGCGCTGCTATAATCCCTGAAGCTGATATTACTGTAGGTGTACGTAATTTCCCAGGTGCTGCACCGTCGTATACAAATCAAGAAGGTCAATTAACAGGTGATACAATTGTGACTGCAACAGCTACTGTTGATGAATATACAAATCAAGTATTTATTCGGGCACGGGGTCGTCAAATGAGTTTTAAAATTGGATCAAACACAATAGGTACACAATGGCAACTAGGTCTACCTAGAGTCGATGCGCGTCCAGATGGAACGAGAAACTAATGGCTGACTATATTTTAAAAACTAAAGCACCTAACTTACCTATACCTACAATTAGTTATAGTCAAACATATCAGGAATCTTTTAGTAATGCAGAGCGTCTTTATTTTAATACGCTTGATGCTGCAAATGGACAGACTATTCAGCAGGTAAATAGTTTAAACGTAATGAATTGGTTAAATACAGGAAGCTTCTAAATGGCATTTCAAAATATAACGGGGTTACAACTAGGTCAAGCTGCGATGACAGCATCGTATGCTACGATTTATACAACGCCTTCAACTCCAGTTACAAGAACTTATGTTAAAGATATTACGATATGTAATACAACTGCGGGTACTTTAAGTGTGTATGTGAGTTTAGTTCCAAGTGGTGGCTCTGCTGGAGCTTCTAATGCTTTATTCTACGGTAATTCTTTAGCTGCTAATACAACAGTTCAATGGACAGGCAGCCAGATTATGAATGCGGGAGATACAATACAAGTTAAAGCATCAAATACAGGTTGCACTGTAACTGTGACAGGTGGAGAGGCTACTTAATGAGTATTCAACAATTTCCTCCATTAGGGTCTAGCTCTACAACACCTACCTATGTGGTACCTAATTATGAAATATCTACAGTCTCTGCGGATTGGGCGACACAAGTAGGTCGAGGTAAAGTTACTGGTACTACAGTATTTAATTTATTTTCTAATGCGCCTGCACAATCTACTGCTATTAGAACAATATGGGAGCTAGGCGGTACAACTGAATATGTATTTCCGACTACTGCAGTCACTATGACGGTGGTGAGTTCTTCGGCAACTGATACGGGTGTGGCTCAAGTTTTAATTACAGGGTTAGATGCTAATTATGATGTGATTACAGATTCACTCACATTAAATGGTGCAACACCTGTAAATACTACTAAGCAATTTTTACGTATTAATGGCGTCGTTATGACCCGTCCCGCTGCAGGCCAAACAAGTAATGTAGGCAATATTACTGTAGCTAATGGTGGCGTGACTTATGGATATATTTTAGCAGGACTTGGTAAATCTCAAGGGGCTTACTATACAGTGCCTAAAGGATATACACTTTTCTTATATCAAATTGATGCTTTTAATGGATCTTCAAATGGCAATGGTTATGTAAGTTTAGATGTTCGTGTCAAAAATAATGCCATTACAAACCCTGTAACCTTTACATTATTACAAACAACGTTTCAATTACAATATGCAGTAACTCGTGTTATTCCAATAGCTCAAACTGAGAAAACTGATGTACTATGGAGAGCTTCTGTAAATAGCGGTACTCATGGCGTAACCCTCTTAGCTATTGGATTTTTAATGGACAACACACAGCCGTAAGGCTTTTTATGGTATTATTAGATAAAATTAAGGAACTCTCTTTATGAACTATCCAGCACTACAATCAGCTCAAGGTTTAGCATCATTAGGTCGTAACAATGACACGATGCTTATGCACGTTACTCCTAGAGAAGTAGCTGGATTACAGTCTCTTGCTATGGCTCATGGCGGTTCTTTAACCATTAACCCAGATACAGGCTTACCAGAAGCTGGCTTTTTTGACTCACTACTAACTATGGGTGCTGGTGCAATACTTGGTGGCCCAGTAGGACTAAGTGCTTTAGAAACAGGATTACTTATTGGTGGTACAACATTACTAGCTACAGGTGATTTAGGTAAAGCTTTTGGTGCGGGTCTAGGTGGATACTCAGGTGCAGATTTAGGTAAGTCATTTATGGGGTTTGCTAACAAATCTGTTATGCCAGGAGCTCCAACGACAGCAGAATTTAATACACAATTAAACGCACCATATACTGGAGCTATGGGATCAACAGGTCAGTTAGGCGCTGATCTTGGATTTAAAGCTGGCCCCATGGGCGCTACGGATCAATTAGCTCAATCTATCGGAGGTATCAACACTAATTTACCTACTTATAGTCCAGGCCAAGGTTTTCAATTAACTCCAAAACCTGTTATGAATGCAGCTAATGTAGATACAGCTAATATATTAAATCCAAAAGTTCCAGGTGTTGGTGTTCAGAATTTAGATGCATGGGCAGCAAGACCTGATTATTCAGGATCTGCAATTAATTTAGAAAAATTTCCAACAGGTATATCAAGTCCAAGTGCAAAGACCGGTGTTGATGCTTTAACATCAGGTGTATCTCAAGCAGCAAGTAGCCCTAAAGAATTTGCAACATATTTAGGCGAAGGTAATACGCTAAAAGGTACTGGTAAATTAGCATTAACAGGGTTAGGTTTATTTTCTGATGAATTAATTAAACCACCACCAACAAATATTTATGAAGATCCTGATAAAGGAAAATGGTTAAGTGCTACAGGGGGATTAAACTTAAGTGATAGATTTGGTAACTTAAATTTAGCAGCTTCTGGCGGAGCAGTTGAAGACGATAGAATTAAATCTTATGCTCTTGGCGGTATCGTAAGTAATCCATCTGTAGGTGGAGGAATATCAGATTTATATAATAGACCCGAAGGTCAAGCAACAGAAACTATTTCACAAGATGGTTATGGGATTGGCAGATTAAATTCATTGGCTAATGCAGAAGCGATGACTAATGCTAAGACTTTAGGTTATGCAGATGGTGGTGATGTAACGGATGCATCTAATTTAAATAATCTTCCTACACTTAATTTAGATACTGGTAAATCAACTATGCCTAATCAAGGTAATACTGGAGGTTTTAAATTGCTTGGTGGTATACCGATTCATTTCTCAGATAGTTATAATAAATCATTCCTCCCTACTGTATTTGGGGGTCTAAGGTCAATATTACGTAATGCTGATCAACAACCTACTCGATATAGACTTAATTTAAATACAGGAGAGCAAACTCCCTACGCTGAAGGTGGTTATTTAGATGGTGAAGGTGATGGTATGAGTGATTCAATTCCTGCTACAATAGAGGGAAAACAACCGGCTCGTTTGGCTGACGGTGAATTCGTGGTGCCTGCAGATGTAGTAAGTCATATAGGTAATGGCTCATCTAAAGCAGGATCAAAAAGATTATATGCAATGTTAGATAAAGTAAGACAAGCAAGAACAGGACATACTAAACAAGGTAAACAAATTAAGGCTGAGAAGTACCTCCCAGCATAATGCAAGTTTCAGTCGTTTTACCTGAACATATAGAAGATTTGTGGCCACAAATTAATGGCTATGCAGAACGGTGTGCCAAGTATACTTATGGCAGATATACTGCAGAAGATATGAAACAAGGTGTGCTTACTAATGGCGCACAACAATTGTGGATTGCATATGACGAAAGAGGCATTGTAGGATTTTGGATTACTGAGATCTATGACTATCCTCAAATGAGAACTTTAATATTACATTTTGTAGGCGGCGTAGATTTTCATAGTTGGCGAGTAGTAGGATTTCCAATACTTCAAAGATTTTGTAAAGATCATGGATGCAAAGTGATGGAGTCTTATGGAAGACCTGGTTGGAAAAAGATGTGGGAAGCAGAAGGCTATAAAGCAAAGTTTGTTTTTTATGAATTACCTGTGGGATAAAAATTATGTTTAAAATGTTTAATCTATTTAATTGGGTCACTGACCTAGTAGAATCATTCACTTTTTACGGCGGTGGTAAAGGTGGCGGTGGCGGTGGCGGCACTCAGCAATCTACTTCTTATTCTACAAACTTGCCTGAATATGCTAAGCCGTACTATGAGCAGCTTTTAAAAGAAACTGGTAGACAAGTTTATAGTACAAACGCAGCGGGCGATGTTACCGGCGTTAAAGAAATGCCTACCTATACAGGTGAAAGAATTGCAGGGTTTACTCCAGAGCAACTAGCAGTTCAAGGCCAAGTAGCAGGTATGGCAAGACCAGGTCAATTTGGTGTGGCTAGTGCTGGACTTGGCGCTGGATCAGCTATGGGTTTTGGCGCAGCGGGTGCCGGATTAAGTCAAGCACTTGGTTATAGCCCTACAGCAATTTCAGGCGGCACGTTTACTCCTGGTGCAGCTTCGTATTACATGAATCCGTATCAACAAAATGTAACTGATATTGCATTACGTCAAGCTTCGTTACAAGGCGCTAAAGATAGATCTGCGGGTGCATTAGGTTCTATTGGTCGAGGCACATTTGGTGGCGCTAGACAAGCATTAATGCAAACAGAACAACAACGTAACCTTAATCAGCAATTAGGTGATATTCAAGCACAAGGTTCACAACAAGGTTACTTAAATGCTCAACAGCAATTCCAAGCTGACCAAGCTAGACGTCTACAAGCTGAACAACTTAACCAACAAGGTCAACAATTCCAAGCGGGTATCGGTAAAGACCTTGGATTAGCTGGACTTACTGCAGGCTTACAAGGTTCTCAAGCTCTTGGTGCATTAGGCACACAACAACAATCAAGTGATATTGAAAGACTTAAAGCGCAGGCAGCGTCAGCAGGCGAATCACAAGCGATGCAACAAGAAAGACTTAATCAACAATATCAAACTTATATGGATAAACAAAATTATCAAAAAGCTCAGCTTGATTATCTCAGTAATATTCTACGCGGTAATGCTGGTGCACTAGGTTCAACTCAAGTAGCGTACTCTCCAGCACCAAGTTTAGCTTCACAATTAGGCGGCGTAGGCTTAGCTGGATTAGGTCTATATAATTTACTAGGTAAAACAGGATAATTCATGAACATTGTTAAATTACAAGAAGAATTAAGAAACATCCCGCTCAACAATTTAATTCAATATATCAATTCGCCTAGTGGCCAAGTACCTAGTTATCTTGCATTAGCTGAAATTAAACGTCGTAAAGACATGGAATCAAGGTTTGCTGCACAAACAGATCAAGCACCTGAAACTACAGTAGCAGACGAATTAACACAAGCACCGCAAGGCGGCTTACAAATGCTAGCTGGAAATCCTATGGCTTCTCAAAGCGCTCCTACTTCACAAGGTGTTGCTGACCTTCCAGTACCTGACGAAATGTATAATGAACAAAACTTTGCCGGTGGTGGTATTGTAGCGTTTGATAATGGTGGCCCTGTTGCTACTTCCAAGTTAGGTGACTTCTTAAGAGGATTAGGAAATCGAGGAGCTACTGATATTGATAAACAAATAGGCGCTCTTCAAGCAGAGAAAAATAAAATTAGCTATGATATTTTTAGTTCATATACTCCTGAACAAAGAGCTGCTCAACAACAAAAACTAGCTGATATTGATGCACAGATTGCAGCTTTAACTACACAAAGATCCTCCGCAGCTAATATGCCTAAAGTTGAGAAACCCGCGTTTGCTGCTCCAGGACTTGTAGGACTTAATACTCCACCTACAGCAGATAATAAACTTACGAATGAAGATATAGGTAACATCTATCGAAGCACTACTCCAACTAAAGCACCAACAGTAGCTAATAATGTTCCTACACGCGAAGCTCCTATGGCTAATGTTGATGTAACTAAACCTGCAGCGGGTCCAGCAACAACTGGTATTGATAGTTTATTAGAAGATACAACAGGACTAGCAGAAAGCAAAAAAGCTCGTTATGATCAAATGATGGGTGAGAATCCTGAACGTGCTAGATTACAAGAATTAGCTAGTAAATATGAAACAGGTGCAGGTGAACAAGAACGCATGGCACCATGGATGGCTTTAACTAAAGCTGGCTTTGCTATGGCTGGTGGTAAATCTCCATATGCATTACAAAATATATCTGAAGGCGCAATAGCAGGTCTTGCTGATTATGCTCAAGCTAAAGATAAACTTGATAAACTTAATGAAAAACAAATTGATATTAGATCTAAACTTCTTCAAGTGGATGACGCTAGAAAATCAGCGGCAGTTACATATGGTCTCAATAGCGAAGAACATGCGGCGGCTCGTAATGCTCAAGTTAAACTTAAAGATATGGAAGAAAAGAATGCATTTGAGCGCACTAAATATGCTGCCGATATTTCAACTAAAAATGCTATGATTGCAGCTGCTAAGAAATCTGACTATGAAACTTACATTGAAGCTGCTAAACAAGATCCTGATAATTATAAAACTATCAAAGATAAAGATGGCAAAGAACAAAAAGTATTTAACTCTGCAAAAGCTACTCAAATCTGGAAATCATTTAGCGGTTCAGGCGGTTTAGACGACGATAAATTAGCAGGTATTTGGGAAACTAATAAATATGATAAAAATTTCATTAAACAATTTCCAACTCCAGCAGATTATATATTAGACCAAAGAGCTAGACTTTCAAATACAGGGGCTCCTTCTGCAGCATCTCCATCTACTGGATGGGGCAATTTAAGAACCTCAAGTAAATAGGGCTATAAGAAGCTAATATAATGCCAACCTATACAATCACGGGTCCAGACGGTAAAGATTATTCTATTGACGGCCCAGAAGGCGCTACGCAAGATCAAGTTGTAGCCGCTATCCAAGAACAACTCGCTTTAAAAAATAAACCTATTGAAACAGCAGGTCCTATTGAAGCTTTAGTAGGCAGCACTAAACGTATGGGTGCCGATATTATAACGGGTACTCAACTACCTTTTGATGCAAACGAAGCGGCAATGCGCGGTATATCTAGGCAAAAAGATATTACTGAAAAACCAGCAGGCAGTTTAGAAGCTGTTAAACAGGCATACGAAAATAAAGGTGTTTTAGCTGCAGCTAAAGAAGTTGCTACTCAAGTTCCTGGTGTTTTAACAGAACAAGTTCCATTAATTGGATCTATGGCTCTCGGGGCTAGAGCAGGCGCTATTGCAGGTCCTTGGGGAGCATTAGCAGGATCAGTCTTACTTCCACTATTATCTTATGCAGGAACAAGTGCTCAAAGAAAAGCCGAAGAACAAATTGCCAAGGGTGAAAATGTAGATGTAGGTGCAGTAGGGGCATTTGCTTCAGGCGCAGGTCAAGCAGCTTTAGATAGATTATCATTAGGTTTAAGTGGCTTATCAAGAGTATTTGGTATAAGCGCAAAAGAATTAGCTACAGAAGCAGGCGCAAAACTAGCTAAAGAATCATTTGCTACCGCACTTGCTAAAGGTACATTAAAAACAGAACTATCTGAATTACCTACTGAAATTGCTCAACAAGCTATTGAAAGATATTATGCAGGGCTTCCTCTTACAGGTGAAGATGCTCTAAAAGAATATGGAGATATAGCTTATCAAACATCTCTCATGGGACCACTTGGTGGTGCTGGCCGTGTATATGAACGTGGTGAACAACGTGACATTATTAAAGGCCAAGAACAAAGTCAACAACGTGAACTAAATAGAATTGACGCTGAACGCGCTCGTATAAATCAAATAGCAGAAGATGCAAAAACTGAAGCAGAAGTATTAAAAGCTAAAGAAGCTGCTGACGAATTAGCTAAAACATCCCTTAATGAACTAGGTAATAAAGCTCCAGAAAAATCTAAGATTGCTAAATCTATTGCTACTATGCAAGCTTCATTTGATAAGGCAGTAGAACAAGGCGACATTGATGCGCAGAAAAAAGCAATTGCTGAATTAACTAATGTGCCCACAAATATTGTATCTCTTGCTCAACAATATCAAACTAAACCTACTGATGCCATATCAGATAAAACATTTAAAGATTTAGGTATTGGTCCTACAGCAGTTATTAGAAAAAGTTTAACTGGATTAGATCCATTAAGTCTTGAAGATAATACTACTATTAGAAACGCATTTAGCGCATACTTAAAAACTAAAGAAGATGATTCGCCTATTGCAATAAAGATTAATGATTACTTAAATAAAATACCTACTATTAAGGAATTACAAGATGAAACAACTATCGCCGCAAGACCTGGAGAAAGCGCTCAAGTATCTGGACAACCCGTGGCAGGAGGACTTACCGCCGGAGTTGAAGGAGTTGACAGAACTGGATTGGGAGGTACTACAGATAATGTTCAACAACTTGCAGGACGAGAGGGCCCACGCCCAGCTCCACTAGCACCTGAATCTACCGAAGTATTAAAACCTGAGAAAAAATTAGCGCCAGCTATGGGTATCCAAGCGTACCTAAAACAAAATGGCGGCGTTAATATAGAGCATCTTGAAGACTTAACAAATGAGAAAAGCGTTAATAAATCTGGCGCTACTGTAGGATTATTTACTAAAAATGGTCAAGGATTAGATGATGCAGTTGAGACAGCTTTAAATGGCGGTTATTTAAGTTCTACCGACGTAAATGATGTAGATGGTGGTGTACAAGCTCTAAGAGATCTTATTACAGGTGAGATATTTGGTAAGAAAGCTGTACCGTTAGATCAACAAGGTAATACAGAATTAGAAGCATACCTTGCTCGTGAACAACGAAAAGCTGATATGCAAGAGGCGGCTCCATCAGAAGAAGAAGTTAATAAAGATGTACAAGAGATAGCTGCTGAAGAAAAAGGCAAAGATGTATTATATGCAGCTCCAGCAGAATTAACTGAAGCTACGCCTATCTATGACAAAGTAACTAATGCAGACGAAGCATTAAAAGCTGTTATTAAAGAAGCTAATCAACCTCAAAAATCTTTAATTAATTTATTAAGACGCGTTCCTAATATTGCAACTACTCGATTTACAACTACGAGAGAAGTTGAAAAAACAGGTAATGCCCCTGGATATTACGATCCTAATACTAATCATGTATATGTTAATCCAAAAGCTGTTGACCACGTACAGATTACTTTACATGAAATATATCACGCTGCTACAGAAGCTGCATTAGATAGACATGTTAAAGAAGTTAACGGTCGTCCAGTAGGTACTTCACCATTAGGTAAAAAAGCAGTTAGATTATTTGAAGCATTCAATCAAGCTGCTGCTAAAAAGAATGTTGGATTCTACGGGCAAAAAGATATTAAAGAGTTTTTCTCTGAAGCAGAAACTAGTCCCGAATTAAAACAATTTCTACAGAACCAAGAGAGCGTACTAAAATTAAAGCCTGCTAAAGGTAAGGTTGCAACGCTATGGTCTGATTTTGTTAATCTAATTAAATCTATGTTTGGTATTCCAGATTCAGCGCATAGTATGTTAGATGAAATCCTTTTATTAAGTCCTCAATTTATGACAGGACCTGAAGCAGTATCAGCGCCTAAAGAAGTATTAGAAGCTAGACGTGCACCTGAAGGCATGACGCGTCCTGATGGCACTCCACTTAAATATGTTGAAGATACTGATGAAAGCATAATCCAGAAGTTTAAAAATGTAATTAACGACGACACAAATCAATGGCGTAAATGGATGGATCAACTTGGCAATAAGATTGTTGGTGGACGTTATAGCGTTGAGCGTAAAGCACTAGATGCTAATCTCCCTGCAGCTGACGCATTTAGACAAGGTAAAATACGCGGCGATTTAATTAATTTACAAGCTTATAACTCTATGTCATTAGCACAAGCTGGACTGTATTTAGGCCGATTAATTAGGCGCGCGAGTGGATTAATTATAGCTGATGAAAGCTCAGGACCTGATAAAGTTAAGATGTTAGATATATCTAAAGGTTGGAATGAATTAGTTGACAAAGCTACTCAACAATTAGGATCTAAAGAACTTGCATACGATATGTTAGTAGCTGGATACTACGGCCCTCGTTATGCAGAGTTAGCAGAGTTTAATAAAACAGCTTCCTCAGATGAAAAAATTAATATTGATGAGTGGACTGAATCAGATAAAAAAACTGCTGAAGAAGCATATAGACGTTACGGTACAGAATTAAAACGCTTGCAAGATATGCGTAATGTACAACGTAAAGACCTATTAGATTTCATGGTTGATACAGGATTATATACAAGAGAAAAAGCAGACAGATTCTTAAAAAGAGCTGAGTATGTAGCACTCTATCGTGTGCCAGAAGAAGAAATTGAATCATTTGATAGACCTAATATACGAGGTAAAGGCTTACTAGGCGCGGGTAAGGAATATAGACTTGTAGGCTCTAAACGCGCAGCTGCTGATCCTATCGATAACTATATAGCTAATATGTCATGGATGATGCAACGCGGTATTAAAAATAATGCAGCTAAAGAAACTGCTAACATGATGCAACAACTTGGTATCGGCCAATGGTATGACAGGCCTATGACCGATGTAGAGAAAAAAGCATATCACCATATTACAGTTCATGTCGACGGATTACCTAAAGACTTTAGAGTCATGGATCCAAATGATATGGCAGCATTCTCAGCATCACCAATTATTACAGGTGCTATATGGGATATTATGAAGTATCCAGTATCCGGCTTACGTCACGGTATTACTATGATGCCCCAATTTGTATGGAACCAAGCTTGGGAAGATCCTATTCGTGCAACATTTACGTCAGGTAATAAAGCAGGATTTTTAAATAACATCATTAAAACTTGGAAGTCTATTGCTAATAATCAATTTAAAGCTGATCGCACACCTAATGCCGCTATGCTTAATCGCTACGGTATTGTCGGCCAAAAAGATGTTTTAGACAGTGCAGATATTATAAAGCTGTATAAAGGTAAAGATAAAAAGTTATGGGAAAAGTCTTTATTCTTTTTTGAACGTATGGCACAGGGCTCTGATCTAGGCGCTAGAGAAGCTATTTATGAAAACGCTATAAAAGAATTAGAAGCGGAAGGGTATGATAGAGAAACTGCGGAAGACTTAGCAGCGGTAAGATCACATCAATATATGCCCTATCAACAAATGGGTATGTCTAGATCACTAGCTTATTTACGTCGTATGATGCCGTTTGTTAATCCGCCTATTCAAGGTATGGCACGTGATATTGCTGCTGCTCGAGGCCGCATAGACGGTGTATCTAAAGCTGAAGGTAAAAAATTATTAGCTTTCCGTTTAGCTAAGTACTTAATGTTTACTGCTATGTATGCGGCGTTTATGAGCGGTGATGATGATTATGAAAATCAAAGTGAAGATCAACAAGATAATAACTTCTTTATTGGTGGCCTTCGTATGCCAGTACCTCAAGAGTTAAGACCTTTAAAAGTTGCGGCTGAACGAGGTACTAGAGCTTGGGTATTAAATTCACCTAAAGCTGATATAGAAGATATGGATGTTGCTGCTGCAGCAATTCGTAAGACGTGGGAACTCATAGCAGGATTTGCGCCTATACCTTCTGCTATCAGACCTCTAGCTGAAAACTACACTAACTTTGATATATTCTCAGGTCTTCCTGTAGTAAGTGCAGGCCAACAAAGAAAAGAGCCCTACTTACAATACACAGAAAAAACTTCTGAATTAGCTAAAGTAGTAGGTGCACAACTTAATTACTCACCTATTAAGATCGATAAACTCTTAAAAGGATACTTTGGTTATTTAGGTCAAACATTAGGACAAGTAACTAATTACTTTGCAGGTGATAGACCTGCGCCTACAGCTAACGATATTATTTTTGTAGGATCAATGTTAGAAAACCAAAGAGCTACAGGCAATCGTGGCGATTTCTATGATCTATATGACAAAGTAGTAACTGCTAAAGCATCTGCAAATGCGCTATTACAAGAAGGTAAAGTAGATGAGTATAGAGATTATATGAATAAGAATAAGGGTTATATTGCCGTTGAAAAAACTATTAATAACTTACATAATCAGCTTACAAAGCTTAGAGATTATAAAAAACTTATTATGGCAAGTAATAGAACTTCGGAAGAAAAACGTGAAGCCTTAGATCGATTAACTGAGTCTGAAAATAATATGCTTAACAACATAAAAGATTTAAATCGACGAGCAGTTGAAATCAATAAGCAAAACTAAGCTAGTCGCCAGCACCGAACACCCATACAACCATCTTTCATCGTAGTGAATGCTCTGATCTTAACGCCCGCTCGCTTTGCCCCCGATTCTATTGCGTAAATGAGCGGTGAGGGTTTAAGTGTAGGAACAAAAAAGCTATCCCCAATACCCATTCCCTCAAACGGAAACACCCATTCTATTTCATTAGACAAGCTCAGGAGTAGCTCCTAATGCACGTTCTGATAGTTTAGTTGTATTAAGTACATATACTTCTACATTGACTGATGCAGTTGCATCTTTCCAGCCTGTACCCATACGCTTACGAGATTCTTTGACTTCAATCCCTGCCTGTTTCATTTGATACAAGAACTCTCGAGTACTTACTTGGTTCTCTGCTAAGTGTTTACGGAATTCAGGCTTAGATATATAGATCAAATGAGTATCAAGTTCAGCGCGAATAACTAAAGGGGAACGAGGTTCCATTGAAATCTTATTATCTTTAAACGCAAGAATGCCTGTTTGATGAGCATTAATAAATTCACCAATAAGAGCTTCGTAATCAATCACGTTAACCTTAACTACGTTATCACGTATAGCTACCATTTCGCCGACAATCCTGTTATAAATCTTTTTAAGATCATATCGAACTATGCCTGCATTAACAGCTATTTCACCCGCAGTCATCGTAGCTGCAATTAAGTTCTCATAGAATCGATAAGCTGTATCTTCGCCAAAATCTTTTCTAAATTGGTCAACCCATTTATCCATCATCTTTTGAACTTGGTCATCACTTTGTTTATACAAAGCAAAGATAAACTCGCGACCCGCCCAGCCATAATTGAATCTAAACTTATCAAAGATTTCTTTACCTAGTGTAGGGTCATCAAGGAATGCTTGTGGTTTACGTACTGCAAACTCGATTAACCTAGCCACCTCACCATTAGGATCTTTTTTAAGTATACTTAGTTTGTCATACATACTCTGGTTAGAAGTAAATATAGCGATCAAACTAGCTGACATCTCATGATCTCGTTCTGCATTGACTGATGCTTGCATACGGATTTTAGATTTACCTTGTGAAATCTTGTGGATCAACTGAGATAAGTCTTTAGGGATAATGTTACCTACTTCATCTAAACCAAATGGAATATTGTGAAGACCTAGATAACGTCCTGTCATACCATTTGACGTAGCTTCTAGTACCGATAGGTCTTTCGGGTTACCCCAAACAGAGAGACAACTATATAGCGCACCAGTCTTAGCTGCACCTGATTCACCTGTTAAGGATATAGTTACCCCTGATGTCGAGGTTTTATTCATTAAGATTGAGCCGAACCCAGTTAACAAAGTAAACGCATGTAGTTCAAGACTAGGTTTACTAAGTTTATTAGCGGCTTCCTTCCATGCTTCATATGAACCTGCAGGTGTTAAGTGTTTAGCTATACTCTTACATAAAGGTGAGGTAGGTGATGTGACTTCTTTACCATCTCTTAATAGCTCTGACTCTCCTACTACAAAGGATTCTTGATTGGGCGTCCAACCCATTTGCATACGCATGATTTCTGCGGCATTTTTGTTTGTGAGGTAATGTCCCCATTTAACTAGATAATTCATAAGATATTGGCCTCCTTTGGCATCTGTATTAAATAAAACACCTTGAGACGCGATGATCTTTTTTAAATCCTCTATTGCATAAACCTTGCTCATAGGGAGTAAAAACTCGCGTTCAGGGTCATTTGGCAATATCGCTTTCATTAACAAGCAATCCCCATCTGCGGGACTATAAATCCGTTTCAGTGGGAATAGGTCATACAATGTTACTAATATTGGATCACCAGGAATAGGCACTCCATCTTCATCATATTTAGGGGCAGGCATACAATAGATACCACCTTCCTTACCATATACGAACGGATAGAGAGCTTCGGGCAACGATGATAAACCCCGTGTGACTACCTCTGCATGTTCTTTAATATGCTCAATAGTCTTAACTGACATCGATTGATCTAATGGTTTGATCGGTTCTTCGACAGCTATTTTAAATATTTTACCTAATGCTAATGGATTAGTAATTTTGCCACGACTAGGGCAGCCACTACATATCCCAGGATTGACATTATTAAAAGTCTCACATGAGTGAGGCATACCTTGTGTGGCTTGCGCCTTTCTAATAGTTTCTTTTTCATCATAGTTAGGATAGTCCTTCGAAATTAAATGAATAGCTGATTCTTTATCGGCACAGTGTTGCGCTATGGATAAGCCTGAGTACCACAAAGGTTCTTGTAGAATCTTTACATTATCTATAATAAAATTGATTTGAGCACAACCTTTTGATTGTACGATTTTATCGAAGTTAGATTCGAAGTTATCTAGCTTTAATGCTTTACGTTGATCTTCACTAAGACCTTTTGGTGCGGCCTGTAATATGTCAGCAAGACTAGGTTCAAGATTACCTAAGAATGTTTTAAACTCATCAAATACATAGATAGGCAAGTCTTTACCCATAACTTTAGTAGGCATAGGGGGTGTAGTTTTTTGATTAAATGTATCAGGACAACGTAAGATGCGTGCTAAATCGGCGGTGACTACCGGGTCTATGTTTAAGCCATGACTTAAGCAAAACTCTTTAAATTTTTCTGCGTAGGGTTTCCACTCGGTTGCGGGAATGTCACGATCAAATATCCAGTAAGAATGGATACCTGTTCCCGAGTCTATCTTAACAGGAGGAGGAAGATCATAGTCTAGTACGAATTGGTCAATCGCTTGGATTGCTTCTTCTTTAGATGCGTAGCCTTTACCTTCTCCCACATCAAGATCAACGAAGAAGGACTTAACAAATTTAGCTTCATCAGCTTTACGACTATACCCGCCGAATGAACTCAGTGCAACAAAGATATTAGTAGGTGTATTCTTTTTTGACTCAATAAACTCCGCGAGCTCGTCAACATTTTCTACGAATTTATGCTTGGTTATTTTAGCTATCGGATCAATCGTAGCTACACAATAAACGCCTGTAGATGGCAAAGCTTTCTTATAAAATTCTTTCATCATTTGCAGTTTCCTAAATTTTTAGTCAACAGTTTCCCGCCACATAAAATTATGTGTTTTTTAATTGCTCACTAGGGAGGATTCTATTCTACTACGTTTTTATAGTTTGTCGATAACTTTAGTATCAATAAATATTTTTGCATCAATAATACTTGACACTGGCAATTGTTGAGCCTCGAAATATTCATTAATAACTTCCATTAGTTTTTCAACTTTGTCTATATTTTTTTCTCGTATTGGTCTTCCTCTGAACCAACCATACACTGACATACGAGATACGCCCAATGCGTATGCAATAAGTTTAGGTGGCAGATTAGCTTTAACGCATAACCTACCAAGCTGCACACCTAACTTTTTTTCGTTAAGGCCGTTTAAACTAAGTAAGAATTTCTCACTATAACATTTAGCCATGATTATCCTTAAGTTTTAATTGACCATTTTTTAACAATGCTACTTACATCATTTGGCTTCTGCGTAGGCGCAGGCTCAGCTCTTAATGTAGGTTGCTCTATTACTACGTCAGACTGTACATCACCTGTTGCTTGTACTACTGGAGCAGGAGTAGGTTGAGCAGCCACTTGTGGTGCAGGTGCTTCACCATCTTCTTTAGGTTTATACACAGTTAACTTAATATAATTATCAGCTGTTTGAGACTTAGCTTGTCTTTCTACTTCAACTAATTGCTCAGGAGTTAATACTCCGACAGGTGAGAATAATAGTTTAGGTGTAGGTGACTTAGTATCAAATTGCATCTTAGTAATAATCTTACTTGCACCAATGTTATTATTAGCTAGCATTTGTACATAAGGTCTGAAGCCCCACTTGCCATTATCTTCTTTTTGCCAACATGATGTTGATGGTAATACAAGTTGATAGATGTCATTACTTGGATCTCCTGGCACTGTGACTGCTGTTCTCCATGATAAACGACATGCTGAACCATTACCTGCTACAGAATTCTTAACGCTGTATGGACATTGGTCACATGAACTTGCTGGAGGATTTGATACGTCAGCATCAGGTGTACGAGAATCACTAGACCAACATGTAGGTACAATCTTCTCGCCGTCTTTATATGATGATGCGTAATACATTCTTGATGCGTTGTGAGCCATACGGATAAAGACTACATTCATTGAACGGTCTTCAATCGTACCAACTTCTTCACCGCCTGCATACTTGCGGAATACTCCGCCTTTGATTGAGATACGTTTAGTGACGTTGTTACCTCCGCCACCAGCTACTGCTAGTGTATCTGCGTCTAACCCTGTTTGAAGTAGGGCTGGGTTTTGTTGCATTAATATTGCTAATTCGTTACTCATAATTTACTCCTTAAGATTTACTAGGTTTCTTAACTACAATACTATATTCTCTGAATGAACTAACTCCTGGTGGCATACCTTCGCCATCGTGGTTAGCTAAGTACTCTTTAAGATTAGTATTGTGTAATCGTTGTTGCATTAACTCAATCAATCCGTTTTCCATGATGAATGATTTAAGGCCATCCCAATCACTACATATATAACTTTCTTTTAAAGTCTTAACTATTGTACCTGCGCCTGTACGTATTGTCTCGGCGTTCATTTCATTGCACTGCTCTAATAACACTTGTTCTAATTGCGCTTGTTCTGCTTTTAGTTCAGCGTCTTGTAACTCAAACTCTCTTGCTATATTCTCACGTTGACCGCGTATTGTCAAGTAAGCTTGTACAATCTCATCTAACTTAATATTATCACTCATCACTTCCCCCTTAAAAAATTGAACGGACATTTTTCTTGCTTATCAATATTATTTTTAGCATGTTTATATGCATCAGTAAATGTATATGGATCCCAAAAATTATTTTTATATTCTTCTATACTGACTAAATGATTTTTAATTATAAGCTCTTTTTCACTCAAAGGAATTATATGTGCCATTGGAGTAGCCGCGGGTATCATACCTCGATAATCATTTTGTATATTTATTAATAAATTAATATGAGTACCATAATTGTATTTATAATCTACTATCCCTGGCAAAACGCGATATATTGAATCTATAGGGTGGCTCCAAAAAGGGCTTAAAAATTGAAACTTTATATTATGTTTACATTTGACGCTCCAAGGAGATATTATTTTTAAATGCGCGTAATTTTTTGGATCAGCATAAGTTTTCCATTGCTCCGCTGAATGCGCATGAGCTTCAGTTTTAAAATCTGCAAACTGCCATTTATATGTTTTATTTTTTATATCTAATGCCATATCACTCCACATAGGAATTATGGCTCCATATTGATAGCTATCTATAACTGCTCTACATTTTTTTATAGTAGAAGCTTCATAAAAATCATTAGTGTAAGTTTTGGGTGTATCTTTCCACCATTGTGGGTAAAAGCTGTGTGCGTAATCAATTTTATTAGCGTGGTACGCAGGTTCTGAATAAGTAAAAAAATCTAATACCAACTTTGGTTTTTTGAATAGGAAAATCATGATTCTAACTCCTCCCTATAAAGATCAACTAACTTGGTATGTAAATCTACTTTGCCTTGCAACATCTTATAAATTCTTTTCTCTACATCTGACCCTTCAAGATGAACAACTGTCATCTTATTCTTCTGACCTACACGATCCATACGGGCAACGCATTGTAGGTAAGTTTCAACTCCCATTACAGGACTCCAAAAGACTATGGTATCTGCTCTAGTTAGCGTCACTCCGTGAGAAGCCGCTTGAGGTTGAATGACTAATACACGAGGATCGTCCATACTTTGAAAGCGTTGAATGATGTGCGCTCTATCTGTCGCTGATACTTCCCCGTTAATAACTTCGTTTGATATATCTTGTTTAGTTAAGTATTGAGATACAACTCGTATCGTATGTCGGTAGGGTACAAATACTAATATCTTATTAGTAGTCTCAGCAATCACTTCACTTAACGCAGATAGACGAGGTGAAATATCAAACTCAATAACTTCTTTTTTATCTGTATATACTGCACCGCCTGATATTTGTAATAGCTTATTAAGATTGGCCGCGGCATTCACAGCACTGACTGACTCACCTGCAGTCTCAATTAACATCTGTTCTTTTAATTGCTTATAATATTTTTGAACTTGCGGAGTCAATGGTATATCACGCGTCTGATACATAACATCAGGTAAATCTAAACATTCGTTCTTAGCAAACCTAATCGCTGGTTGTAATGCTTTGAATACTTCATCTTTAGCATTATGTTTTGGTATCCATTTAAATCTTGTAATTTGTTGCATCACTTTGTCCCGCCAAGCCATAGCAAATTTAGGTACGCGTTGAGGACAAACAAGTTTAGCTAAGCCATAAGCATCAACAGGTGATTGAGCGGCAGGCGTACCTGTCATCATCCATAATTTAGTTTCAGGTTTTAATATTTTAGATAGCGTTTTCCATCGGGCTGTTGAAGGGCTCTTATATGCGTTAGCTTCATCAATCACTACTAAATCAAATCCGCCTTTAATGATTGCATCTTTAACAATAGCTACACCATCATAATTAATAATAACGAATTCGTAATCACCATTAATAATCTTTTCTCTTTTAGTTGAAGTGCCGTGAGCGATACCTACTGATCTGTGCATGCACGTATTAAAGACATCGCCTTGCCAAGCTGAATACATGATCGATAGAGGACATATAATAAGAACGCGTTTAACTTTGCCTTGCTTCATTAAATAATCTGCTGACCAAAGTACTGACGAAGTTTTACCTGTACCCGCTTCGTTAAAACAAAAGGCGCGATGATTGATAGATAAGAACTCTGATGTAATGCGTTGGTGATCGAAAGGTTTATAAATACCAGGCCAATCATAGTCACGCACAATAGGTGAAGGTAAGTTATTTCTAAATGAAATTAGTTGGTTAAGGCGAGTCATCTCATCAACACCCCAGAATACAACAAGGTCTGTAAGATTGCCTTTTTGTTCTAGCACTTCACATTTTTCAATATTGCTTGTGATGTGAGAAACAATGTGCTCAGGCACGGTAAGTTTAACTGCGGTATTATCTATAATTTCCATCAACTAAGACCCCAAGGTCGCTCTTTCATTAACTAGGATAGGTAGTTTAGCACACCTATTAGTGCTGTCAAGTATTACTTTACTTCTTCTTACGTTCGCGTTTGCTTACTTCTGAAACTAAATTATGTTTTGAATCTCGTTTAAATGATCTATTCTTTTTTGCCACTTGGATAGTATACCCGTCTTTATTTGAACCACCTTTGTCAAGGGCTTTTTTATGGGCTACATCTTTACCTTCACGAATGTCTGCTTCACCATTACCATTTTTATCAGGATACTTTTTATCAATTGCACGACGTGCACGTTGTCTCTCCATACGCTTTTTATGTTCAAGCGGGGAGTCTTTATAAATAGGTCTAGGTTTATTAACGAAAGGCATGCGATATTATATCACGTTCTGTTGAATTCACAGGTCTTGACAGGGCAGAATCTACATAGAGGCGTAGAGTTTGCAACCCATGTATTAGTTTCATAAGAATTGTCAAGCCTATTAAGTGATACTGTAAACTTATCCCATGAACTATCTATGTCTTCTCTTTTATATTCTTCTGTAATAAAAACATTATTCATGACAAACAACAACCCTGCTTTAATCTTATTCACTTGAGGGAAGTGAGCAAACGTCATCAAAGACATTAAGCGTAATTGTTTAGGATCAGGGTAGCGATTACTTCCGGTCTTATAGTCAACAATGAAAGCATAG